GTGATTCTGGTGTTTTTTTATGTGGACAAAACGACATGAATTGGACATCGTGACATTTTTGGAAAATCGACACAATTCGGGGAAATATGTGTTAATATAATTTTTGTAATAACAAAACATTCAGAAAAGGGGAAATTAAAAGATGTCTAAAATTTTATATGGTGAGTTAATAATTATTGAATACGTGAATGGTCAGTTCGTTAACCGATGGGGCGTAGTTACTGACAAAAATGGTATTGAAGCAGGCGAGGGCCGAACAATCCAACAAGGAAAGATCGACATCATGATCGAAGGCAAAGCAGGATCAAAAATTTCCGATAACCGCTTCAACATTCCATCTGATGCACAAGTGAAATATTTAACTGATGCAGGATTTGGAACACAACCATTCAGCGGAAAGAACCTAACAATCTTAAAAACGGTTAATCCAACAGATATTTTCAATAGTTCTGGTGTGAAGATCGGAACACTGCCTGGTGGCACACCGATCGGAATCGAAACAGGATCAGCAGGAAACAGCAACCGTCATTTGATGTCAGCGAATGCATTCCAAGACACAGACGGAACGTGGAAATTCCTTAACCAACAAACATATTCATACGGCTTTATCAATGTTCAGTTAGGAATGGGAACAAAAATGTACAACAGCACACGTGCGATCGAAAGTGCTCCATCACATGTGAAGAACGCAGACATCGACTGGTCATTAATCGCATCTAGCCTGGGATATGCATCAGCAGAATCGTTCTTGCGTAACTACCCAGTAAACGCGACACTTGCAGAAATGCAAACAAACGCTGATGACTATTTCGCAGGTCTTGATCTGAACAAATCAGATGTGATCCTGGGCGATCCATCACTGTTCATCCTGGACGAAAAGAAACTATCATTCATCAAAAAGAATCTGACTGCATCTGGTCAATCTGCACAAGCAAGCAAACTTGATGATGAACATGTTTACCTAGAACTTTTATAATCTATCACAAACGGCCATCTGGATCATCCAGGTGGTCTTTTTATGTGGTAGAATAGTAAAGTTAGTGAGGTGATAAAAATGGCAAACGTGGGCGAATACAACGCATATGTGACAAAGATCGTGGATGGCGACACCATACATACTGATTTTGAATATTTCTTGTTTGGTAAGCGATATACAAAACATGATGTGATCGTTCGATTCAAGGCGATCGATACACCAGAACGTGGCCGACCGCAATATCAAGATGCGAAGAACCACACAAAAGAAAGATTGCTAGGGAAACGCATTGTGATCCGTGCTGATCTGAATGAGGTGGACGACTGGGAACGTCTGGTCGGAATCCCTGTGATCGATGGGGTGGATTTCTGCCAGGAATTAATCAGCTTGAAACTGGCGCGTGAATGGTATCCTGGAATCGGAAAGTGGACATAATGACATTTTCGACAAAGTATTGTATTTTTTACCGTATATGTTATTATGTATACATGCAGTAAGGAATGGCCATTTCGAACAGCAAAAATCCTGGTGTCGGGAGTTACCAGGCCCACTGGTTCGGGTGGAAAAGAATAGATCAGAAACGTGTCATTAAAATCGGATGATGATCGTGGGCCAGTCCTGGTAGGATCGCCAGGGAATCAAAATTGATCCCAGTTTAAAGAGCCAAGACCGTGGGGAAAGGCCCATTATGAGGGAAAACATATGAAACCCATCCGAAACAACGGATGTAAATAAATGCAGGTGTTTCAGTTCCAATCGTAGCACTTTAAAAACGATCAAGGACGTTGCCAGGACGATATACGGCCGATTTTTTACGCTCCATTGCTTTTTATCGTTAAAAAAACAATGAGGTCAGCAGACGTTAAAATGCCAGGTCGGTGGTATTCCGAATAGTCTTGAAGGACGAAAACCAGGTGATCCCATCGCACCGTAACTGATGGGAAAGCATTGTTATGTTGATTCATCATGTTTTTCTATTATGCTATCGAGCATTTTACAACAGTCTAAATTTATTAAATCAAACTGACAGTCTGGAAAGACAGACAAAAATCATTCTATATGAATGAGTGCCAGGGCGAACAGCCTGTGATCTGTTCACTGAGATTAATAGCATTATTCTTGTTTGGTGGTATGAACAGACCACGATCATGGCCTGGAAAACCATGAACGAATTAAGGTTCGCGCAGTTCAGAAGATAATAAAAATCTTTTGAACGTCCATTATTTAAAAGTTTATATGTACACAATTAGATTTACTCAAGGTGGCATGAACAGACCACGATCCGCACCATGCCGGGAGCGGATCAAATAGGTTCACAACATAGAAAACGCGGTTTGTTTTCAGTATAGTATTTTCATCTAGCATCATCCTAGTAAGTTGATAAAACGACAATATGATTATGGTTGATCGCCAGGGCGAATGTGGTGGGACTCATTCACTGAAAGATCATCGAGGGTAACGAAATAGACTTATATATAACTTAATAGAGTTGAAACCAAAAAGAGCGGTCATAGGGGATCGCTTTTTTTATTTGTGGACAAAGTGACATTTTACCTAATACATAGAAACGTGGGAATAATGTGGTAAAATAATAAAGTAATTAATTTATAGAAAAGAGGGCGATAGAATGAAAAAGTTAATGATCACATTAATGGCTTTAATCGGATTGGTGGCAGGTGGATCAGTGGCCAGTGCATCATCTGGATGGGGTGTTTCAGCTAATACAACAAAACAGAATTATTCATACTCAACAGACAAAGAAGTGGTCGTGGCCGTAAAGAATGATAATAGCTACCCGGCCGGGGCTAACTTGACAGCTCAACAATATGTCAATGGCAAATGGGTTGATCTTGACTGGAACAGTCCGAATCCGCTTGAACCAGAACAAAAGGATTATGATCAAACAGATTTATCGTATTTTTACGGAAAGAAAGGGATGTTCAGATTCGCAGTGGATGTGGATCGCTATGACAGCGTAACTGGCGATTGGTTATTCTATTATGGAACATTCTACACAGATGTTTTTTACATCAGAAGTTAATGAAAGGGCCAGGGAAATTCCTGGTCTTTTTTTCATGCGTGTGGACAATGTGACATTTTGCCCAGGACGAACCATTTTGTCGAAATGTGTGCTATTATGTAGAAGTGGCCAAAAAGCCAACAAAAACAGAATAGAAAGAAGGTAGATTAAATGGCAACATATGCAGGGAATACACCGTGGAAAGTATGGGCCGGTATTCAAAACGTAGGCATTCAGTGTTATGTGACAAAAGATAGTGGCATTAACGTTGATTTACGTTATTACATGGGCGTTCCTGGTGGTGGTTCATATTTTGATTGGACTATGTATCTACAACAATATTACCGTGGAGCATGGCGCACAATCGCATCACGTTCTGGTTATATTACAGAAACAAGCCCATCAAGCCGAACATTTACAAACATCGGTGGATATAAGCGTAAAACACGAATTAAAGTGAAATTCCGTGGTGGCGGTAAAACACAATGGAGAGATTCACGCACATTCGTCCGATAAAATAAAAACATCACAGAAAGAAGGAATTTAACATGGCAGAATCAGTTTTATTAGCAAGTGTCGATACATATGACATCGATAATCCATCTTTAAAAATTGCAACAGACAACGTATATGCAGAAGGTTCTTCTATTCGTTGCGAACGCATTGAATATCGTGACACAACTGATACAACGCAAACAGCGGATAAAGTGATCAATGTTACATTTGGTAACGATGGCGTTTTCACAGATGGAAATGACTTTTTCGGCACTGAATATTCATATGTTCCATTTGAACTGGATGATCTAGGTCGCCCAGTGGCATCATCTTTTGAAGAAATGACATTAAGTTCTATGGTTAAACCATACGGTGATGGATCAGTTTATGCACAACCTCAATTATTTGAAGGCCCGAACGGATTCATCACATTAACTGGTCTGGCATCAGTGGTAAACAGTGCAAACCCACTTGTGGCAAATTCAGTTATCGCAACTTTACCGGCTGAGTATGCACCGAACCAACAACGAATTTTCGTTGTACAATCAAATGTCGGCCCAGTTCGTGTTGATGTTCGCCAAAACGGTGACATCACACTTGCAGGAAGTACATCGGTTACACAATACATTTCATTCGATGGCATTTCATTCCCACGCCCACAATAAGTGGACAAGGTGGACAAAAGGCATCCTGGACAAAATCCGGGGTGCTTTTTTATTTGTAAACATATACAAACATATATTCGTATTCGACAAAATCTGCTAAAATGGTACATAAGGAACACGCAAAACAAGCGGTGTTCATCTGTAACACACGAAAGGGGTGAATGCAGTCGTGGCAGGCACTAAGAAAGATAGACATGTTCCACACGCTGAAAAACAGAGAGAAGAAACACCAGAACAGAAACAGGCGTTCGATACCTATTTTTTAATGGGCGAAGATCGTTCATATAGAAAGTTAGCAAAACACCTGGGCAAAGGGGTCACAACCATTTCAAACTGGGCCAAGTGGTTTGACTGGCAGACCAGGATCGATGAAAGAGAAGGCGCAGTAAATAAGATCGTAGAAGAACGCATCAACAAATCGATGGCCGAAATCAAGATCGAACAGGCACAGCAGATTGATCTGGCGATGGCGAAATTCTGGAAACGTGTGAATGACGGAAAGATCGAAATAGAAAACTGGACAGAATACGAAAAAGTATGGAAGATTCGCCAGGAAATCGGTGGAGAAACAGAGCGGAAACGTTCAAGTGCTCTTTCTACCCTTACAGAAGCGATCGCACGTGTCAGCAAGACGATTGTGGATGGCGATGATGAATGACAAAGTTTGCTGATCCATCCATAAATCAAGTAAAAGCACTAGCAGGATCAAACAAGCCTTTTAATATATGGGAAGGATCAATCAGATCGGGGAAAACGTTCTGGTCGTTAATCTGGTTACTGGATAAAATCATGAATTTGCCAGAAGGTGAAGGAATGTTACTGGGCCAGACATCAGAAACGATTGAACGAAACTATCTGCTTGATTTCATGACGTTACTGGACAGCGACAATATAAATTATAATCACGTGCAGAAATCCCACATCGACATTGAAGTGTGGCAAGGTGATCAAGCGTTCACGCGTAGAATGTGGATCGTAGGGGCAAAGGATAAAGGCGCGATCAAACGTGTCCGTGGTTCAACCCTTATGATCGCCTATATAGATGAATTGACGATGATGCCACAAGTGGTGTTCGATGAATTGGTCGGTCGTCTATCTTATAGAGAATCCATTTTACTGGCCACAACGAACCCAGACAGTCCACATCACTGGGTGCTGAAAGAATATGTGGAAAATGAAGCGAAAATGGCAGACTGGGCACGTTTCACATTCATCATGGATGATAACATGGCGTTATCTGATGAATACAAGGCCAGAATGAAACGTCAATATAGCGGTTTACCTGCACGTTATCAAAGAATGATCCTGGGCCGATGGGTTATGGCAGACGGTCTGGTTTATGGTGTATTTGATCCAGACAAACATGTGATCACAAAAGACCAGATACCAAAATCACCACCGATGAAATACCATGTAGCTGGTGACTATGGAACAAAGAACCCGACCGCATTCGGTTTATTCGGTCAGTGGTTACATCCAGGGCCGACCAGGGAAAGACGTT